CGGGAGTGGTCGAAATTTACGTCCTGCTCAAAAATGGCGGCATACCATCACAGGAAATATTAGATGTTGTGCTTGAGACAGTTTCGGATGAAAAAATCAGGCCTTTAACCGATCAGGTATTCGCCCTCGCTCCTACGGTTATCGAATATGATCTCGATGTAACGTGGTGGCTTGCAAATGATAGAGCTGTTGAGGCGTCACAAATATCTGCAGCTGCCAATAAAGCAGTAAATGACTGGACATCTTGGCAAAAATCAGCGCTAGGACGCGACATTAATCCGTCCGTCCTCATATCAAAGATGATTGCCGCAGGTGCCAAAAGGGTTGATGTTATATCGCCATCGTTTACCGTGCTTGCTCCTTCCGAGGTGGCAATAGCAAGATCCGTTTCGGTGACCTTTGGGGGTATGGAAGATGCGTGATCTCTATACGATGACGCTTGAAGAATTGCTGCCGCACTCGCTGTTAAGCGATGAAAATGTCATATCTGCCGCAAAGGCGCTTGACGGCGAGATACAGACTGTTTCTTCTTCTATTCTTGAAACGCTGATCCTGCCTCGCATTGATGAGCTGTCGGAGGAGATAGTGGACTTACTTGCATGGCAGTTTCATGTTGATTTTTACGATCCTGCCTTGAGCCTTACTGCTAAAAGAAACCTGGTAAAGTCTTCAATCCTTGTACACAGGAGAAAAGGAACGCCCTGGGCCGTCAGGCAGGTTTGTAATGATGCGTTCGGCTATGCAGAGATAACTGAATGGTTCGATTACGGCGGCGAGCCTTATCACTTTTCAATACTTACCGAAGGGCGTTTAACAGACAGCGCAGCGTGGCAGAGTTTTTTCAGAGCGCTTGAAAGTGCCAAGAATGTGCGCAGCTGGCTTGATGACATCACTATATCAAGGCCGCTGCAGCTTAATTTGTACTACGGCATGCCCCATTTGGCCAAGGGTGCGGAATCGCTGACCATGGATCTGCCCGGCAACGCCGTCATAAAGCCATATTACGGCACGGCAACCGGGCAGCTCGGCAGCATAAAATTGGCGACATTGCGCTGAAGGGAGGTGTTTGAATGGCGAATTTTAAGGCAATGACATTGACCAAGGCAGGCAGGAATGTATTGGCAGCAGGACAGACAGGTGCGCCGATAATGTTTGTCCGTGTTAAGGCCGGTGATGGAATCCTGCCTCCCGATGCATCGATAGCAGATATGACTGACGTGATTAACTGGATCACAGACCTGCCGATCAACAGCAACACTGTGACGGGTGACGGTATGACGGAAATTGAATGCATCCTCAGCAATCAAAATCTTGAGACAGGCTATTGGTTCAGGGAAATAGGTCTTTTTGCTTTGGACGCTGAAGGTAATGAGGTTTTATACGCCTATAGCAACGCAGGCGACGAGCCAGACTACATACCTGCAGGCGGTGGGGCACATGCGGTTAATATTGTCTTCACGCTGATCACGGTTGTCGACCAGGCAGAAAATGTGACTGCAGTTATAAGTGAAAATCTTGGATTCGTTACATTCCCACGGCTCGCAGAGGAGCTGGATAAACTTTTTGCCCCCTATGTAACGGCAAATGGTTTCTGGACATTTTCGGCACAAGAAAAGAAACTAAGGCCTGCTTCAGTAGCTGAATCTTTAAAAACGCTGTTTCGATCTGCATCCGGCATCAGTCCTTTGTTTATAACATGGAATCCTGTATCTCAAACAATAGGATTTTTGCCGATGCATCGAGTAACTATTAAAGCCGAACGGCTCAACGGAGGTACGCCGGTATTGCCGCTTGATCAGTACGACGGCAGGCTGTACGGAGGTACGCCGGTACTGGCACTTGACCAGTATGATGGCAGACTGTACGGAGGAGATCCACAAACAATATAGTATCAAGGAGTGATATAGATGGCAGATGAAACAAGGATCATAACGGTCAAAAGAGGAACGGCAGACGAGTGGGGTACGGAGATACAACCTCTCGATAAAGGTGAGCTTGGCTATGACATGACTTCCAATAAGTATAAAGGCGGAGACGGCACAACGCCATTTGCCGATCTGCCTGCTTTTGTCACTGAAAAAGACGTAGATATTGAAGGTAGTCTCATATATTCAGGCCCACGAAGAGTGCCTACATTAACCGAGCCTGTCGGAGTAGTTTTAGTCCAGGGCGGAGGGGGTGCAGGTGTATGGGATAGAGTCGACTTGAACGGCCAACCTATATCTACACCAGTCGGGTATTTCTCTTCAAGGTCAGAATACCAGATTGCCATATCAAATATAGATTCACAATCAATGGCTAACATCAATAAATTTCATTATGCCAGAATGACGCTTGCAGCTGGGCCTTATGCTGGCAAAGAGGCGTGGTTCATTAATCAAACTGCTTTTGATGGCTCTGAGGTACACCCTGCATTTTTAAACAATGTAGGGGCGCAAATTGATACATTCTATATTGGCGCTTATGAAGCTTATGATGCTGGAAGTTCTAAAGCCGGCAGCCAAAACAATAAGCCTCCGCTGGTTTCGATTGACTTCCCGACCATGGTCAGCAGGTGCAGCGCCAGAAATACAGATGGCGTAACTGGATTTAGGTTAATAGATATTTATCAGATAGCTGCTATACAATATCTTGCGCTTATTGAAATGGGCGCCCCCGATTCACAGACCATACTCGGACGTGGCAACTGTGATTCCGCCCTGGGTTCTGCGATGAACACCGGGTACACAAATGCAATATGGCGAGCTATACATGAGTTGTGGGGCAACGTATGGTGCATGGTGCAGGGTATTGAAAACAGAAACGGCGTGCTCTGGATATGGAATAAAAACGGATCACAATCATGGGTTAACACAGGGGTTAACCTCCCTGACTCTGGATGGGTAGTTAACATGGCGAACACATCAGGAACTGGGTTTGATCTAAAAGCGCTTTTTATCCCTTCAACCACTACGCCATATATGAATCAAGGGTCGTGGAGTGATTATTTTTACATGCTTAAAGATGGCACAACAAAAGTTTGCTGCCATGGCGGTAGCTGGTGTAACGGCTCGGACTGCGGGTTGTTTGGGTTGCGTTTGAACGCTCCTTCCTCGTACTCGAACACGCTTATCGGTGGTCGCCTCGCAAAAGTATAATCTGAGGTGCTGATATGCTGAATTCTGATGCCGAAGCGGTAGCGAAGGCAAGCTCTAAATATGGCCCTTTGATCATCCAAGATAAACTCAGGCAGCTTGCAGCTTACGAACGCGCTGCGCTTTTACAGTTTCCTCGTACAGAAAGGCACTCTATTTGCCAGGATATTCGCATGACAACAAGAAACATTCAGCGCCTCATAAGTCGCTGTAAGAAAAGGTACTACAAGAAGACTACGCTTGAGGACATAGATGTAGAACTTGACTTGCTTCGTGAACTTGTATCGGAAAGTTACGAATCAAGATATATCAATATTCACAAATACGAGGTTTGGTCACGGAAAATCAATGAAATAGGCAAAATGGTAGGTGGCTGGATAAAGACTTTGAAGTCTTCCAGGTGTTCCTAAGATTTGGGCATCGTTTCTATGGCGGTAGCTGGAATAACGGCTCGAACTGCGGGTTGTTTAGGTTGAATTTGAACAATCCTTCCTCGAACTCGAACACGAATATCGGTGGTCGCCTCGCAAAGGGGAAATTGCGGCCAGAAGCGAAATTGCCTAAGGGCATTTCGTGAGTGCCTTTTCCTTTGGGAAACGGTGTCCGCGCCGATAAAAAGGCGAAATATCAAAAGAAGTAGGGCCGCAAGTAGATATTCCGAAAGCGGCCTTATGGTTTTAAACGGGGGAGTTGCATGCCTAAAAGTTATAGCAATCTATGGCCACAGATCATTTCCTTTGAAAATCTTCTGAGAGGATTTAACGAAGCGAGAAAAGGCAAGCGATATCAGTTGGAAGTTTTACGTTTCTCAGATCGTCTTGAAGAGAATATCTTTAGAATACAAGATGATCTGATAGCCGGGAGATGGGAGCCTTCGCCATTTAAGGAGTTTATTAAAGTAGATACGCTGAAAAGAAGGCTAATTCAAGCACCTGCATTTTGTGACAGAGTAGTACATCACGCGCTTGTTGGCATAACTCAACCATTTATGGAGCGAAAGTGGATTTACGATTCCTATGCTTGCCGATGTGGGAAAGGGGTTCATAGGTGTGTGCTCAGAACAAAGGACTTTTTACATAGAGCATGGCGCTTGTGGGGGCGAGTATATGTTTTGCAAGTAGATATATCTAAATATTTTCAGTCTATACATCATCAAACATTGCTTGATATCCTAAAGCGCACCTTTCGTGAGAACGAGGTGCTTTCTTTGTATAAAACAATCATAGAAACCAATAACGCAACCGGACGAGGGATACCGATAGGAGCGTTAACAAGCCAAACATTGGCTAATCATTATCTTTCTGAAGCAGATCATTTCATAAAAGAAAAGTTAAGAATCAAGTTTTACGTAAGATATATGGATGACATGGTCATTTTAGGCCCTACTAAGCATTATTTAAAAGACATTCTAACAGAGCTAAAGTGGTTCGTTGAAACAAAGCTGAAGCTTGGTCTCAATCCTAAGACACGCATATATCCTGCGTCTCAAGGTGTTGATTTTGCAGGATATAGGGCATGGAGAACACATATACTCCCACGCAAACGGAACGTAAAAGCTGCCAAGAAACGATTTAAAAGCATTAGCAGAAGATATGCTAAAGGTGAAGTTGATCTTGAATATGCTAAGAGTCGTGTAGTTAGTTTTATAGGCTATATGCAGCACTGCAACGGATATTGCAGTACTGTTTCGGCTTTAAAATATCTTATTTTAAGGAGGAATTAGTGTGAGAACAATAAATTTCCCTGCACAAAATGGCATGGAGACCTGTAATCTCGATTTGCCATACAGCGAATCAGGAGATTATACGATATTCTGGACTCCGTACGGTTATAAAGCTGTGGAAGGTGTGGGTAATGTTCTAACAGGCATCCAAGGAGAAAAAAAGGTTCTTGAAATCCATTTATCAGGCAAATCAGGATATACAATCTTAAGCTCTACAGTAGAAAACGTAACCGTTACCGATGCATCTGATGAAGAAATTTTAAGCGCAGCTAGAGATAAGAAGCGCAAAGAAATAGCAGCAAAGCGATATGAACTTGAAAACGCAGGTCTCCAACTGGACGGCAAGATAGTAGCAACAGATGATCGAAGTAAAGCTATGATCATGAGCACGGCATTGAGCTCATTGGCAAAAATTATGGGGTCAAGTTTGCCGGCTGAAATCCAGCAGTTGGTTTCTGAACTGCCCGGTATAATCCATTGGAAATACATCAATGGTTTCGATGACATAACCGCCGAAGAGATATTGTCGATGAGCCTTGCAGTGCACAATTATGTTGAGTCGTTATTTGTACGTGAACGCATGCTGAACGACTATCTTGACGGCATCACTGTAGAGATAACCGGATCGCTCGAAGCCGCACTGGGGCAAATTAATTCAGTCAGCTGGGACACTGAAATTTAATAAGCATTAAAGCTCAAAGTGCAGATTTAAGGTCCTCCTTAAACAAGGAGGGCCTTTCTTGTGGCTAAAGGGGGCAGATAAAAATGGAGAGATTCGATGAATGCTTTAAACAAATATTGAACATAGAAGGCGGGTATTCAGATCATCCTAGCGACAAAGGCGGAAAGACAAATTACGGCATAACAGAAGGCACATTGAACGCAGCATATAAGGCCGGGCTGGTGAAGCATAATGATATCAAGCAAATAACTGCAGATGAAGCCAAAACAATATATAAAGTTAACTACTGG